AGCATGAGCAACCGCGACCTCAACCTGGCCCTGCGCCTGACCGCCGATGTCACCCGCCTGATGGGCGGGCTGAGCAAGGGCGAGACCGGCCTGAAGAAGTTCGGCGCCGCCGCCAAGGGCGAGCTGGCCGCGCTCGGCCACTTCGCCGGGTCGGTCGAGGGCAAGCTCGCGCAGCTGGGCTTGGGGGTTTCCGCCATCGCGGTGGGCCTGCAGTCGGCCCAGCTGGACAAGGACCTCAAGCAGCTGCAGCTCACCGCCGGCGCGACCGCGGCCGAGGCGGATCTGCTGCGCCAGAGCCTGTTGGATGCCCAGATCGCCACCGGCCAGGGCGTGGACGAACTCAAGGGCGGCGTGGATGCGCTGATCGCCGGCGGCCTGGGTATCGCCCAAGCCACCGCCACCGTCGCCCCCATGGCCGAGACGCTGGCCGTCTCCAAGACCAACGCCGACGCCTTGGCCAAGGCCATGGGCGTGGCCGCCACCCAGTTCGACATCGACCTCAGCAAGACCGAAGAAGCCCGCCTGCTGCTGGACAAGATGGTCGTCGCCGGCCGTGCCGGCAATGCCGAGCTGGAGAACCTGCCGGACATCTTCGCCCGCGTTGGCAGCAACGCCAAATCCTCCAACCTGAGCCTCGACCAGACCCTGGCCCTGGTCGAGACGCTGTCGCTGGTCGAGCCCAACGCCGAGCGTCTGGCCACGCTCACCGACAGCACCCTGCGCGTGTTCACCAACGCGAACTACATGAAGTCCGCGTCCAAGGCGACGGGCGTCAAGTTCTTCGACAAGGACGGCTCGCGCCGCGATGCGCTGGAAGTCATCCAGGACATCAAGGCCAAGTACGACAAGCTGGGCACCGATGCTCAGCGCTTCAAGTTCATCGACGCCGCCTTCGGGAAGGCGGATCAGCAGACTCAAATAGGCCTCAAGACCCTGCTCGATGGCGACTCGCTGGGCAAGCTGGACAACGTCTTCGCCGAAGTGCGCGACGCCAGCGGCACCATCGCCCGCGACCTGCCGGACGCGATCGGCAATGCCGTCGACCAGACCAACCGCCTCAAGGGCGCGCTGCGCGAAGCCGCCGACGACTTCGCCGAGCCGGTCAACGACACCCTGAGCGGGCTCATCAAGTGGGGCATGGACAGCAAGGAAAACGGCGGCCTCGGCCTGGACGGCAAGGACATGCTGCTCGGCGGTGCAGTAGGCGCAGCCGGGCTGTTTGGCGCGGCCCGCTATGGCGGCAAGGCCATCTCCGGCCTCGCCGGCAAGCTCGGCGGCACCGCTGCCGGCGTGGCCACCGGCAAGGCCCTGGAGGAAGCGGCCGGCGTGCAACCCGTCTACGTCGTCAACATGCCCGACAGCCTTGGCGGCAAACTCGGCGCCGCCGAGAAGCTGGCCGACACGGCTGGCGACCTGGTCGGCCCCAAGACCTTCAGCAAGCTCAAGACCACCCTCGGCCTGCTCGGCAGTACCTCGCTCAGCGCCTTGCCGGCTTTCGGGGGTGCCGCCATGGCCACCGCAGGCGCAGCCGTGGCCGGCGCCGGCGCGGCGGGCTACGGAGCCGGCACACTCATCAGCGACTACCTGCTCACCGATCAAGGCCCCTTGGGCAGCAGTTTCGGCGCCAGTCTCGCCGACGGTATCGGCGAGAGCGTGGCCATGTTGCTGTCCCCCTTCAGCGAAGAGGCCCGGCAGGCGCTTGAACGCAACCGTGCCGCCGATGACGACCTCGCCCTTCGTCCCGCCGCCCCCGAAAACCTCACCGCCCCGGCTGAGCGGCTCGGCCAGAATGCCCAGTTGGGTGTGGCCGCGTCGCTACCAGGCGCGCCACCGCTATCGACGACAGGGCCACTGGCACAGGGCCCGGTGATTCCTCACGAGGCCCTCCAGGAGGCCACCCGCGGCCTGACCGAACACGTCCGGTCGGCCATCAGCAGCGCGCAGCCGCTGCCAGCCGAGGTGACCGGGCGCATCGAGGTTCAAATCAACAGTGACGGCCGTCCGCGCGTCAGCCTGCTGCAGGCTGACGGCGGCGTCGACTTGGCCGCCTACACCGGCCGAACCGGGGCAGGTGGCTGATGGCGTGGCGCGACGAATACCGCCCCGGCGCCTTTCGCGGCGTGCCGTTCCACCTCAAGAGCAGCAGCTCCACGGGCGGCCGGCGCACTGTGCTCAACGAATTCCCCCTGCGCGATACGCCCATGACCGAGGACATGGGCCGCCGTGCGCGCCAGTTCAATCTCACCCTGACACTGATCGGCCCCGACTACATGGCCCAGCGCGATCGCCTGATCGAGGCGCTGGAGACCTTCGGCCCCGGTACGCTGATGCACCCGTTCCGGGGCGAACTGCTGGTGGCCGTGCTTGGCGACTACAGCTGTGAGGAAAGCACTGAGCAAGGCGGGCTGGCCCGCATCAGCGTGACCTTTGTCGAAGCCGGTGAGGCACCACGCCCAGATAGCACCGTGGTCCAGGGCATCGCCGGCAACGAGGCCGCCGACGCGCTGCAGGAGGATGCGCTGGCCGAGTTCCTCGACCGCTTCGCCGTGGTCGGCTGGATCAGCTCCGTCGCCGAAGAAGCGCAAGGCGTGCTTGGCGAAGCGCTCGCCGCCGTGGGCGACGCCGTCGGCTATGCCGAGGGCCTTGCCAACGACGCCATCGGTTTCGCCCAGGAGGCCACCGACGAGCTACTCAGCGCCGGCGGGCTACTGGACGGAGCCAGCAGCTTCGGCACGCTGTTTCGCCGGCTCACTGGCAACATCCAGCAACTGCTCCTCTCCCCTGGCAACCTGGGTGCTGGCCTGCTTGGGCTTGTTCGCAGCATCAGCTCGGGGACAGGCAATCCTCTGCTGGCCCTCAAGGCGCAGATGTCTTTGTTCGGCCTCGGCGACCGGGCCAAGCGCATCAGCGTGCCGTCAGCGCTGCGCACGCCGGCACGCACGCAGATGGCCGCAAACCAGGCGGCGATCTACACCCTGATCGAGCGCGCAGCGCTTGCCGAGGCGGTGCGACTCGCCGTGAGCAAGCCTGCCGGCAGCTCAGCTGCAGCAGGCGTAGCACGCGGAACGGGCGTAGCGCCTGTCTCGGGCCGCTCATCGGCCACTGGCAACGGCTCCGCAGGCGGCACGCCGACCTCCGGCACCGGCAGCCGGCCCTCCACTGCCACCGCCCTGCCGGCCCGCTCCGGTGTGACGGGAGCCAGCAGCACGGCGGTTCATCGGGTCGAGGGCGTTGCATTCGACAACCGCAACCAGGCGGTTGAGATCCGCGATCAGCTACTGGTCGAACTGGACCGTCAGCAGCTCAGCGCTGCTCCGGAGCGCTACCGCGAGCTGACCCGCCTCAGTGCGCAGCTGGTGACCGAGATCAACCGTACCGCTGCCAGCCTGGTCCCCCTCACTCGAATCACCACCGCCCAGACCCAGCCCGCCCTGGTCATGGCGCACCGCCTGTACGGCGACGCCCGCCAGGCCGAGCAGATCGTTGCCCGCAACCGCCTTGCCCATCCCGGATTCGTACCCGGCGGCGCAGAGCTGGAGGTGCTGAAAAATGCCTGAGATCCGCCTCACCGTGGACGGCAATGACTGGGGCGGCTGGCAGAGCTACCGCATCAGCCTGGGCATGCAGCAGCTGGCCGGCAGCTTCGACCTGCGCCTGACCGAGCGCTGGGTCGGCCAGGCCGGCCGCCGCGCCCTGCGCGTGGGCGCGCCCTGCACCCTGCACTATGACGGGCAGCTGCTGATCACTGGGTACCTGGACAGCGTATCGCCCAGCTACGACGCCGAGCAGCACAGCCTCAGCGTTTCCGGGCGCGACGCGACGGCCGATCTGGTCGACTGCTCGGCACCGCCTACCCAATGGATCGGGCGTAGCCTGGCCGACGTCGCCCGCGAGCTTTGCGCGCCGTTTGGCATTGGCGTCATCGACCAGGCAGGCGCCAACGCACCGTTTCGCAGCCTCAAGCCCAACGATGGCGAAACGGTGTTCGAGATGCTCGACCAGGCCGCCCGCACCCGCGGCGTGCTGCTCATTACCGACGGGCGCGGCAACCTGCTCATCACCCGAGCCGGCCAGGAGCGCGCCGACGATGCCCTGGTACTCGGCCAGAACGTGCTCACCGGTTCGGGCAGCTTCGACCTGCGAGATGTCTTCAGTAGCTACACGCTCAAGGGCCAGCAGGCCGGCGACGACTTCACCTTCGGCGCAACCGCATCGACCGTCATGGCCGCCGCGCGAGACGCCCGCGTGCAACGCCACCGGCCGCTGACGCTGATCGCCGACGGCCCGCTCGACGCGGCTGGCGCGCGCGAGCGCGTCACCTGGGAACGCAACGTGCGTTGGGGCCGTTCGCAGTCGATTGCCTACACCGTCCAGGGCCACCGCCAGAGCAACGGCGTGCTGTGGCGCCCGAACATGCTCGCCAGCGTGATCGACGCCTACCAGTACATCGGCGGCCAACTGCGCCTGATCACTGATGTCACCTACAGCCTCGACGAACAGGGTGAGCGCACCGCCTTGACGGTGATGCCACGCGAAGCCTTCGACCTCATCCCGCAGCCCGAACCGGAGCCCGCCGATGCCACCTTCTACTAGCCGCCTGCTCGGCCCCATCCAGCGACGCCTGGCGCACCTGGTCGCACGTGCCGTGGTCACGCTGGTCAACGATGCCACCCGGATGCAGGCCCTGCAGCTTGGCATCCTCGCCGACGAGCCGCTCGATAACGTCGAGCACTGGCAGCCCTACGGCTACACCTACAAACCCTACGCCGGCGCCGAGGCGCTGGTGGTGGCGGTCGGTGGCCACCGTGCCCATAGCGTGGTCATCGCCTGCGCCGACCGGCGCTACCGCCTGGCCGGCCTCGAGGACGGTGAAGTGGCGCTCTATGACGACCTCGGCAACACGGTCCAGCTGCTGCGCGACAAGGTGCAGGTCACCGCAGTCCAGACGCTGGAACTCAAAGCCCCGCACGTAACCATCAACGGCAACGTCGCCATCACCGGGACCGTCACCAACAACGGCCGGAACATCGGCAGCACGCATACCCATCCTGGCGATAGCGGTGGCAGCACCGGGGCCCCGCAATGAGCGATCTGGCCCTGATCTACGACGGCCACGGCTGTGACCTGGCCCTCACCGACACCGACCTGCAGCTCGACGATGGCCTGGGCACCGCCATTCTCATCAGCCTGTTCAGCGACCGCCGGGCCCGGCCGGACGACGCCTTGCCCGCCGGCACCAGCGATCGCCGCGGCTGGTGGGCCGATGCCTACCCGCAACTGGACGGTGACCTGATCGGCTCGCGCCTGTGGCTGCTCTCGCGTGAAAAGGAGCTGGCCGAAACACTGCGCCGCGCCCGCGACTATGCCCAGGAGGCGCTGGCCTGGCTGCGCGAAGACGGCATCGCCGCCGAGGTTGTGGTCACGCCCAGCGTGCCGCGTCGCGGGGTGCTGCGCCTGGCCGTCGACATCCTGCGCGCCGACGGCGGCCGCGAGAACCACCAATACGACGTCTTCTGGGAGTCCCATTAATGGCCTTCGAACTCGACAGCCTGGAGCAGACCCGCCAGCTGATCGCCCGTGACATCGAAACCCGCCTCCCCGGTACCGGCGCGCAAACGCGCCGCACCGCTGCGGGTGTCATCGCCTTTGCCCAGGCCGGCGCCGTGCATGGCCTGCATGCCCACATCGCCTATCGCGAGCGCAACTTCCTGCCGGATGAACGTGCCGATGCCGAGGGCGTCGAGCGCTGGGCCGGGCTCCTGGGGCTCTGGTATCGCGAGCCGACCTACGCCGCCGGTAGCGCTGAATTGAGCGGCATCGCCGGCGCCCTGCTGGCGGCCGGTACCGTGCTGCAGTCAACGCAAGGCGTGCTCTACGTCACCCTGGCTGATGCCACCCTGGCGGGCGCGACCGCCAGCGTCACCATCCGGGCCCAGGAAGCCGGTGCGGCCGGCAATCTGGAGCCGGGCGCCCGCCTCACTCTGCTCAGCCCGACACCTGGCGTCCAGTCCACGCTCAGCGTCGGTAGCGCGGGCCTGACCGGCGGTGCCGACGCCGAATCGCTCGACGGCCTGCGCACACGGGTGCTCAACCGCCTGCGCAACCCACCACGCGGCGGCTCCCTGGCTGACTACAAGACCTGGGCGCTGGATGCTCACCCGGCCGTCACTCGCGCCTGGGTGACCGAATACGAACAGGGTGCCGGGAGCGTCACCGTGCGCCTGGCCTGCGACAACGAGGCTACGCCGATTCCCTCCCAGGAGGTGCTGGACGCCGTAGCCGCCTACATCGACCAGCGCCGGCAAGCCGGCCGCAAGTCGGTCTATGTGCTGCCGCCGGTCGCTGCCGAGGTGCTCTACCGCATCCAGCTCAAACCGGACACCGCGGCGATTCGCCTCGCCGTCGAGGCCGAGCTGCGCGACCTGCATCGTCGCACCAGCGCTCCCGGCTCGACCCTGCTGCTCAGCCATATCCGCGAGGCCATCAGCACTGCTGCCGGTGAACTCGACCATGAGCTTCTAGCACCGCAGTCCGACCTCACCCACGGCGCGGGCGTGATGCCCGTCTTTGGGAGCATCGAATGGCTATGACGGCAGAGGCCTATGGCCAGCAGCTCAGTCAGCTGCTGCCACCCGGATCGGCCTGGACGCAAGATCCCGAAAGCCACCTGCAGCGCCTGCTGTTGGCCTTGGGCGAAAGCCTCGCCCGCGTCCACCAGCGCAACGACGACCTGTTCCGGGAAACCGACCCGCAGCAGACCGCCGAGCTGCTCGACCGTTGGGAGGCGGCACTCGGCCTACCCGATGCCTGCAGCGTCCAGGGCAGCCAGACCGTGGCCGAGCGCGTCCAACTGGTGGTCGCCAAGCTGATCAGCGCCGGCGGGCAAAGCCGTGCCTACTTCACCGCGCTGGCCATCGCCCTCGGCTACCCGGCCGCCGCCGTCACCGAGTACCAGGCCCGTCGCCACGGTCGCGCGCGCCTGGGCGAGCGCTACGGGGGCGAAGACTGGGAAGAGGCCTGGCAACTCAACCTCCCCGAACAGCAGCCGGGCGACACCCGCCTCGAATGCATCGTCAGCCGCGACAAGCCGGCTGGCTCCATCGTCCTGTTCAACTACGGAGCACTCTGAATCATGGACTATCCCAAGTCAGTCCCCGGCGTGAGCCTGCGCGATGGGCGCTTCACCGACGGCAATCCGCTGCTTGGCATCCCCGCCTCGCTCGACCCGGCCCAATGGGCCAATGCCGTCACCGACGAAATCCTCACCGTCATCCGCGCGGCCGAACTCACCCCCGATGAGGTCGACAATACCCAGCTGCTCGCCGCCATCCGCCGCGTCGCCACGCCTCGCCCCTGGGCCGTCGCACCCAACGGCTACACCGCCCAGCCGTGGGACCGCGTCATGCTCAACAACCGCGTCGCCACGCCCACCCTGTACCTGCCCGCCGACCCGCGCTACGGCCAGGAGGTGCAGCTGATGCCATACCCCTTCACCCAATACAGCCGCTTCCCGGTCACCGTGAACGGCAACGGGCACCCGATCATGGGGCTCGACGAACCGATGCAGATCAACGAGGACAACGTCATGTGCGCCTGCAAATTCCTGGGCCGGCTGAAGGGCTGGATCATCGAACGCATGGGCTACTCCGGCAATTCGTTCACCATCAGCAGCTACAGCGGCCAGCCCTACGGCCCGGACGCCGTGCAGAAACTCGACGCCCGCATCGTCCGGGGTGCGCCGCTGGTGATGATGGTTCACGGCGGCGGCTGGGTGGCCGGCGACCGCAACGCGGCCAACCTGGCCGGCGGCGCCTACGTCCAGCAGTTCCCCGAGAAATACGGCGTCGGCTTCGCCTCGATCGACTACCGCCTGGCCACCGCCAGCGAAAAGAGCTACCCCGGCGCCGTCGACGACGTAATCGCCGCAGCGGTCTACCTCAAGGGCTTGGGCACCGACCTGCACATCCTCGGCACCTCGGCCGGCGCCAACCTTGCCGCCCTGGCGGTCATCGCCCGCCCGGACCTGTTCACCTCGTTCATCGGCTATTACGGCGCCTACGACCTGACCCAGCTCGCCCAATTCTCCGCCGACGTGCAAGCCAATATCGGCCAGTACACCGCCGACCCGGCAGCGGCCAGCCCGACCCTGCAAGCCGCCGCCTGGTCAACCCCCGCCCTGCTGATCCATGGCGATGCCGACACCACCGTCGCCGCCCAGCAGAGCGCCGATTTCGGTGCCGCCATCGGCGTGGCCCCCATCAGCGTGGCCGGTACCGGGCACGCCTTCACCATCTTCGGCGACCCAGCGGCGGCACTGCCGAGCTACGGCCGCGCAGTCTTCAACTTCATTGACGGAGTGACCGAGCAGTGAGCCAATTTACCCAGTTCTTCAACCAGGCCGCCGCCGGCGCGGCGGCGGGCCAGGCCGGCAACATCTTCGCCGGCATCCGACCGCCGAAGTTCGCCACCTTTGGCAACAGCCAGAACTATTCGGTCACCAGCCAATGGAAGACGGAGAACTTCATCCCGAACAGGCTGGGCTACGTCCTGGGCATCAATTTCGGTGAAAAAATCACCGTCGCCACCTGGAACAACACCCTGGTCTGGTCGGCCACCGATGGCGTCACCGGCTCCGGGTCTGTCGTCAATGCGCTGATCTACAACCAGGTGCTGGACAAGTGGTATATGGCCACCACCGTCACGGGGGCCGGGGTTTACGAGGTCGACATTCTCACCGGCGCGCGCACGCTGATCACCGCCACGGTGCCGGCGTTCCTGTCGCAGGGTTTTCCGACCTATGCCTGCCTGTCCTATTGCACGGCGGACGGGCTCTATGAATGGCGCGACGGCGACACCATCCGCCTCTACAACCAGAGCTTTGTCGAGGTGCGGCGGCGCAGCTTCGTCGCTACGAACAACGTCAATTCGGGGCTGTGGTACTACACCGAGGATTGCCGGATCAGGGCGCGCCCGGTCACCTCATGGAGGGGGCAGGGCTCCGCGAGTTCCAACACCATCGCGCCGGATCGGGTTCAATTGCTGATCGAACGCTACGGCAGCCGGCGGCTGGTCGAGCTGACTGCCGAAATGGTGTTCAGTGCTCACAATGCGAACAACTACGCCCTGGCCGCTACCGCACAGACGCCGATGGCGCCCGAACCGTCCACAGGGGTGTATCTCGGGAACGCCGTGCGCCTAGGCAAAAACACTCGCAACACGACCGCTATCGCCGACCCCTACCTGCTCGACCGCGCCGACTATGACCGCTGGCTGGGCGACGTGGCCGACGCCCTCGGCATGCCAGCCGCCCCCGCGTTCTATGGAGATTGGATCAATGTCTAGATTCGTTGCGTTCCCCCTGCAGCTCGATGACGTGCGCGTGGTCTACCCGGACGACATGGCGCTGTTCGCCGACGTGATCGTCGAGGGCGATACCGTGCACGCGCGCTACAGCGGCGAGCTGGACCTGCCGCCGTCCGACCACTACCGCCAGCAGCTCGCCGCCAGCGCGGTGCAGGCGATCAAGCGGGGTGCGTTTCAAGCCATCAGCGAACTCGACGGCGACAACGGCTGGCGCCGCCAGCGCGCCGAGGACAAGCGGGCCCTGGGCGACCCGACCCTGTTCGACGAGCTACTGGCCCGCCGCGAGGCGGTCCGCACCCGTTCCAATGAGCTGGAGGCGCAGCTGGCGGCCATGACCTACGACGACCTCTACGCGTTCGACCCGCTGCCGCTGTTGCGTGAGGCGGGCGGGCTTTGATGGCGCGCTCGCTGACAGCCTCAGCTCATCTTCTGGCGGTGGGCATGGTCGCGCAAAGGCCTGAATGGAGGGTACGGAGCAAGGGAGGCGTTTAGCTGAGCCAGGCACGTACTGAGTGCGTTGGCTCGCTGCTCGGTTTCACCTTGCGCCAGCACATCAAGCGCCTCGGCCAGCTCTAAAGGGGTTGGCTCGCATATCAGCAGGCCGTGGCGAACGCTTATCTCGCAGCCCTTATAGGAAAGCTGCAGGGGCTCGCGCGAGGTGATTATCGCTCCGTCTAGCAACAGGGCGTGAACGTGATTGCGCAAGGCGAGGGATTGGCGGCGATCCTTTCCGCAGTAAGTCATGTATAGCTCCATTATCTAACCAGCCGATAATGGTGACACACATCACATTTGATGACATCATATGGCCATCACCTGTACCCACCCCCGCTGGGCACAGATGTGAGTTCCGGAGCCCGCCCAGTGCGGGCTTTTTTTTGCTCGAATGAACCAGCCATTACCCGGCACAGTGCCAAACCACGCGCAACCCGCGAGTGCCAAACCAAGTGCAAACAAGTGCCAAGTCTGGTGCGCGCTTACACTCCTCGAACCCGCCAATGCTACCCAGCGAGTCTAGCCGCCGCTGGGCAGCGCCGGCTGCGGCGCCTATAATCGCGCCGCTTTTTCCGCTATTGAACCGGAGAACCCCATGCTCAAGCGCACCCT